GGAGTGCCACCAAATCAAACTCTAGGTTACTTTGAGGGATCGGTCCACCTTCAGGAATCCAATAGAAATTTGAAACACGAGTTTGTCTGGGAATATCAAGGTTCCCAACTAAACCAGACATCACCTTAGCTCCGAGCCGCAAAATCATAGCTCGGTTCCGTAACACCTCAATAAACTCACTGCTGCGGATTTCAGTGTCTACTAGGTTCCCACCTAACTCAGGAATAGCCGTTTGCATTACATCGCGTTTTCCGTAGTTAGGCATTAATCCCTGGTTAACTCTTTTTTCAAAAAGTCCCCAGTCTAGATCCCTGACCGGGACATAAAACCCGCGAGTTTGGCGTTCTTGGCGTGATTGAATTGCGTTGTGAACTTCCAATTCCAGTCCGGGTACAGGGTCTTTCCCTTCACGAAGCAAGACCTGATTCAAAATTGCCTTTGTCAGCCGATATTCTCGGATTTCCTTCCGGCTCAACATTCCAGGATTTACCGGAACAATCTCCGGCTCTTGATTCTTAATTAAATCTAGTACCTGCGATCGTGCTGATTGGAGGTCAACGCCATTGGCGATCCAGCCTTGAACCAGGTCTTTTTTGAGTGAGTGTTTGTCGCCCAAGGCGATCAGCGAGGCAGTGCGGGCGCGTTCTGCTTCTAATAATTCGGTGGGAAGTTCCACGGGTGTATTCTCCTTAATAAGAATCTGATTAGTTTCTGCTGGTTCCGCTCCAGCTTCATTCGGTGTTTGTTCTTCAATGGTTTCCACCGGTGTGGGTTCTCCCAGTGTCGGTTCATCCATCGAAAGACTACGATCGACCCCGACACTAGGATCGGCGGGGACGGAGACAAACGAAACCTCCAACAGTTCCCAAGACGTTGCCCGGACTGTAGTGGTTAAATTTTTGCTTTCCTGTTCGACCATTTTCCATTCGTTCACCCGATAGCCGATCGATACATTCCGCAGAATGCCTGATTGGACACTGGTGAAAATTTGCTCAGCCCGTGGATGGGTGTCAAAACGGACGATCGCATAGCATCGTTCCGCAACGGGATCTAACCAACAATCCTGAATTACTCCCACATAGTCGTCGGGATTGTGGTTGAAAAGAACCTGCCCTCCGTTTTTTGCACGGGACAAATCAACCGATCCTTCTTGATGCTCCAGGATTTCCGTAGCGAACCATTGTTCGATCGGCGTAGCGCTACTGATGGAGAGTTTAACCGTCCGAGTTTCCTGGGTAACGGTTAATCCCCCCTCTTCCATTGGGAGGTAGCGTCGCAATAAGCCTTGGGGCAGCTTAGTCATCTAAATCATCCTCATCTTCAAATTGTTTAGTGAGTTGGGCTAACCACTTGGAGAAAGCCCCTAAGTCTGAGAGGTTGGCTAGATCCGGTGTTCCTTGAACAGGGTCACTGAGTAGGTCTATGCCCAGGCTATTGGCCAGTTCAATCTCATTGGCTCTTTCGGTTAAAACTTCCTGAATATCCAACCCTTGCTTAGACAGTTCTTGAGTGAGGGTTGAAAGTCCAGCGTTAATCGCCTCAATACTCGCCTGGGTTTCCTTCCACGGATCTACCCAACTCCACCCACGCGGCCTCCACCGCACCTTGGAATATCGATCGGGGTTTGTCTCGTAGTCTGGGAAGTTCAGGTTGCCATTCAAGATGGCAACGTTTAGCCAACCTTCAAAGACGGGTTGCAATACGGTTTCTATAAAAAATTCCTGCAACGATCGATATGAGTCTTTGACTTGAATCAACGCTAACCGAGAGCTTGAATAATTCGATTGGGAGAAGTCCCGGCTCACGCTCTCAAAGTCAATCCCCAGGTTAGCCGCAACGCCTCGCAGCATCATCCTGATAAATGGCTCAAAAGCGTCATTGGGTCGGGTCGGGTCAAACCCCACAAATTCTTCCCCAGGCGCAAGTTCCTTGATTGTCCCTGGTTCCAGAGTATCAACCGGTTGCCCGCTATCGTCTAATTCACTGAGATCCGGATCTTTGGTTATGCGAAATCCCATTACGGCTGCGCTTGCCCTCGCAGCTACTAATTCCGCTTCTTCGTACCCGCCCAGGTTTTTCAGCCGTTGCAGTGAACTACTCAGCCACGGGATACCCCGGCTTTGTCCAGGGCGTTCTGGGATGAATAAATGAATGATTTGATCCGCAGGCACTCGCTCTAGTCCGTAGGGGCTATTAGTCCCGATCGCTTGGGGATGAAATAGCAGATCCCCAGGATGATAGGGGCGCAGATAATACGCTTCGACTTTCCCGTATGGGTCAAACTCAATTCCCATTTTTACGATATTCCCAGATTTGCCAATTGAGGGAGAATAACCATATTCGTCCTCAATCCGATCGCTCTCAATTAGCTCCAGTCGAAACGGGATCAAACCGCCGCTGTAATGAATGCGGATAAAAACTTCGCCACTTTCAATCATTGAACGAAAGGCAAGGCGCTGGAATTGGCAAAAGCTTAGGCGGTTGGCCATGTCGCAGTTACCTTTTTTGCTCCATTTCTCAAATAATCCTTCAATCAATTCATTGCGACGATCGCTAAAACCTTTTCCACTGCCGACTTGTGCCTGAAATTTAATCCCATGCCCGACAACGTTGTTAACGAGCGTGGCCACTGCACCCCGCGCATAGTCATTATTTCGCAACTGTTCTCGACTGCGATTTCTGAGTTTACGCAGTGCTGTTGATAGTTCCGAGTCGGCGCTGTTGCTGCCAGCTTGCCAGTCCATTTCCAGACGGCTAGATCTTGCCCCTGCAAAGCTTCTCCTTTGCGTAGGTTTGGCTTCCAACGATCGTTTTTTGCGCTTTCCAATAAAGCCAAAGCTAGGGCGCGATCGGTCAAAGGTGAGGATATAATTTAGAAAATTCATTTTGGATTCCCCCACTGAATACCAACATTGCGGGAGCGCCCAAGCTCAATATCTTGCTCCCGTTTAATCCGTAAACGTAACTCCGATCGGAGTTCTCGCAGTTGGCGTAAGTCAAGGTAAGTGGCCTGCCGCCCCTTGATTTCGTATTGAGAAACCTGGCCAGACAAGATCTTGGAGATCGCTTGCTCAACGAGTTCGAGTTCTTGTTCTGCCTGGCTCATAGTTCCTCCCGTAGTTCCTCCCAATGTGCCATGAAAAACCACCCTAAGTCGCACAAAAGTGTGTTGACTTTCTCTGATAAGCTGAAACAGGCCCGAACTAATGCGGGTTTTTATTCCCAAAAACGGTTAGCAAAGGAGTTGGGCGTGTCGAGCGAAACTTACCGCCGCTGGGAAGCCGGGAAGTGTTATCCGCAGTTTACCCATTTTCTAGCGATTTGCAAAATGACAAAGACAGACCCCTTCTGGTTTCAGCCGTGACAAAAACTATAAAACCCGATTTCTGGATAGAGACGGATTATCTGGACGGACATAAAAACTGCCAGCCTTGGTTTGGATCTAAGGAAACAGCACAGGAACGCTGCAACCAATTAATTGCCAGCGATCAGAATAAGATGATAGGCTCTGTTTTGTTGTTGTCCAAGGATTATCCCGGTTCTGGTACGGCAACAAACAGACAAATTTTGGCTGATTTTCCCGGTTATCGCGTCAAAAATTCTAAGCGTTGGAGGTCTAAACGATGATTGTAACGATCGCTTTTCTATTTATGCTTTCTTTTATCGTCTACGCAACTGAAATTATCGATCGGATCTCCGACCACCACGATATTGATTAGTCTTTCTATCATTGCCTTGAATTGCTGGTGTAGCTCAGTTGGCAGAGCATCTGATTTGTACTCAGGCGGTCGCAAGTTCAGTTGCAGGGAAGTCAAAAGAAAATGGGCGGATTTTAGCTGTCTACGATCGCGGAAGTGAAGGCCATGCAGATGGCAACCCAAACCATCAGAAAAATGCAGGCAATAGCGATCGTCAAGAACTGAGACATAATTTTTACCTTATTTAAAAGAAAAGGGAACCCTTACGGATTCCCCCCCAACACCAAAGGAAGACTCTTCTAAAGAGTATCATTTCCTTTGATAAATTGTTCAATTTCTTGATCAATAAACGATCGCACACGATCGTTTAAGCCTGGGATCTTTTTCATGATCCTGAACTTCTCTTCTGTGAACTTGATACCCCAGCTTTTGTCTCTGCGGGTTGGCTCAGTTCGTTTGTACTGAAATCTTTTTAGTCCAGGGTTCCCGTTCTTTCTACTCATTACTCATTACTGCCCCCCCATATATGTGGTGGCTGCCCCCATATATGGGGTGGCTGAGTTGCAGAAATTATCCAAACAGTCACCATAGGTAGGTAAAGTATAGCGCTCAAGCTCAATGGCCATTCTTGCCAACCACCGGCATTCTTTTTGAGTAAAGCGATCCTGCCCACTGAACATATCATCAGCCATTGCGCTAATCTCTTCTAAATAAGAGACAAGAGGAGGCAGCCTTTCAAGAAGGTGCTGAGGCAAATCCGGATATTGGCTAATGTCGATCGCTTCTACAATGTCCATCCCTTCCGTGCATGAGATTCCATCCTTTACCAATGCTCGGTATAGGTTTTGAATGACTGCTTCAGGAACTTGACGATCGCGTTTCTGATTCCACTCTAGGCAAGTTTCGATCGGCGTGGTCAGGTGCCAGCCTACCCAGGCTTGGTCAGATAGTCTCAAAACGGACGATCGCCATGACCGCTTTACATTTGTGGCATCGTAAATAATGGTTTTACCCTGAGTCATCCATTGGTCAAACTGACGTTGAACCTGAGTGAAAATATCCGACCAGTTACCCTGAATGGCCGGATCACCATAGAGATCTTGGCGAATTGCATCCGTACTGATCACTTCGCTGTTGGGTAGGTGTCGCTGAAGGGCGAGGGCAAGAGTGGTTTTGCCACTACCCGGTATTCCAATCAAAATATGGTGAGTTTCCATGTGTTTCCTTTGCTAATAATTAAGATCCTCGTTTTGCTTTGATCCCGTGCTCTCTGAGCACGTTCTGAAGTCCGAGGCGTGTCAGACCGTAATGATCTGCGATCGTGTTCAGGGGGATTCCCTGAGACACCATTGATCGCAACTCCTCAACGCGATCGATGGTCCACCTTGTCTTGGGTCGGACACGTTGGGGCGATGGTATCCCGTGACTTCTTAGCTTTGCGTAAATAGCCGAATCGCTAATATCATAAAATTCGGCTATTTGCTGAATCGACTTATCTCTCTCCATTGCCCTTTGGATCTCTTCGATCGTAGGCATAATGCGATTATGCTCCACGAAAAGGCGGCCGCAGTCGCGGCATTTGTACCTCTGTTTTCCGCTGGTGGGACACTTTCCGCCTGTTCCCACATTTGTGGATCCGCACCTGTTACAGGGCGGGATTACAATTACAATATCTGTCATGGCTTTTGTTCAAAAGGTGTTGGGGAGGGCGATCGTTTTTCAAGGGATTAACGATCGCCTCTGGTTGACCATTCCATGTTTGCCCATTCTGCATAGGCTTCCGCAATGGCGCAGATTGCCCCATAGTTCTCATCCCATTCGCTCCATCCGTTCTCATCCTTTTCGTCGTCCATGTCGCAGAGAATATCTTGGATAACGCTATTGATTAATTCACCAGATTCGTAGTCATAAGCGAACTTCCCTTCGTTCTTTTCAAGGCTATCCCCGATTCCGTACTCTAGGATTGCTGCCTTGACAGCAAAATTTGGGATTTTCTCTACCAATCCCTTAAACACTTGAGAAGCCGTAAAGTCGCCATAAAGATTTAGATTTTTTTCTAGCGTATCCATTGATGTCTTCCTTGGGCGTTTGCCCTTATTGCTTGTTTCCGTTTTCACTATAGCAGGGTAGCCGGCAATAGGGCAATAGATTGTGACATTTCTGTAACAATTTGGCTTTGTGTGGCGGAAGGTCTATATTCCTTTAGTCCGCAAGCAACGGGATGAGAAAAACGATCGTTTCGCTGTTTGTTCAGTTACGATTGATTAACCACGACATGAATTGATATGGCTACGCCCAAAATTGGCTTACAGATTTTAGCCGAATCGCAGGAGGACAAGGAGCTAACCGTTAACGCAAACTCCTACCTCCTAGACGCGATCGTTAATGGAGTGCTGGCACAACAGACAACCCCGCCTGGATCACCGGCTGCGGGAGACGCTTATATTGTTTCCGCTACGGCCACCGGAGCATGGGCAGGGCAGGAGAATAAAATTGCTTTCTTCTACAATGGCGGCTGGACTTTTGTAGCGCCCGCTGCGGGGTTGTCTGTGTTTGTCCTAGGCAGCGTTGCCACCGCTTACTATTCCGGATCCGCTTGGGTTTTTGTGCCTGCGGTTAGCTCGGTTGGTTTGTCGGCCCCCACTGGTTTTGCCGTCACCGGTTCGCCGATTACCACCAACGGGACGATCGCTCTCGCATTTTCGGCGGGTTACAGTTTGCCAACTACGACCAAGCAGGATCAGTGGGACGCGGCGGTTAATGGCGGGGTTTTAAGTCTTCCTGCTTCTGCTGGTTCTCTGTCCAATAATCGCGTTTACAGGGTTAGGGATTCAGGACGATCGTTAACCTTGTCTACTGCTACGGACGGGTTCACTTTTACCAGTATTCCAGACGATAATAAATACACCTGGACTGCTACCGCTTCCGGCACTGCATTCCGGGACAAGTTCAGCGATCCAATTACTTCACCCGCAACGATCGAGGGTAGCGCTGTTTTTACCTACGACTCCACTGCTAACCAGTGGCTGATACTGCAATGATCCGCACTCATGCTATTCGGGCTATGTTAACCGGCGATTCCGATTTAACCCGGATCCGCTTTGTCAATATTGACCCGGAAGCGATCGAGGATATTTCGCTGCTAGGGTTAGGCTTTGCAAATGTTGACCCAGAAGCGATCGATGACTATACGATCGTTTCTGTGGATTTTGTTAACATTGACCCAGAAGCGATCGATGACCCTTAGTTAATTGATAATTCATAATTAATAAATGGCTAAAGCTAAAATTTCGGACTTCCGCCCTCAACAGCGCAATGCGAACCGCCACACTCAGCGCGGTCTGAGTATGCTGGATGAAAGCATGGCTAAGAATGGTTTTATAGGTGCCATGACCAGCGCCAGAAATGGTGAAGTATTTGATGGCTCTGCACGGCTTGAGACGGCTTACGATCGCTTTGGTGAGGAAGTGGAGCCGATCGTGATTGATGCTGACGGAACCCGCCCAATAATTGTGCGGCGTACTGATATTCCGTCTGCTGATGATCCAAGGGCTAAAAAGTTGGCCATTGCTGCTAACCGTATTGCTGAGGTGGATCTGGACTGGGATCCGGAATTGCTCAAAGCGATCGGTGAGGATATTGATATTAGCGATTTGTTTTTTGATAATGAGCTTGAGAATTTAATAGAAGGCTTTCGGGAAGATGCAGAGCGGGAGCATAAAGGTTTAACCGACCCTGATGATCTACCGGATGAAGATGACGTTGAAACCCGCTGCAAACGTGGCGATATTTGGCAGCTAGGGCGACACCGATTAATGTGCGGTGACTCCACTGTTATTACTGATGTGGAGCGGCTAATGAACGGGAAGAAGGCGGACATGGTGTTTACAGATCCGCCTTACGGTGTCGCTTACCAAGGGAAAACGGCGGATGCCCTAACTATTGAAAATGATGATCTTCCGCCAGAGAAATTAAAAGAGCTTATTACCAAGTGGTTTAATTGTGTTGATGCCGTAACAAGAGGTGGCGCATATCTTTTGGCAACCGTACCAGCCGGACGGTTGCATTTATTGTTTACAGATGATTGGAATAATCGTGGATGGCTGAGGCAAATACTAGTTTGGAATAAGTCAGCTATGGTACTGGGGCATTCTGAATATCATTACAAGCACGAACCAATCCTGTTTGGATGGAAGCCTGGGGATAGATTGAAAAATTCAGACAGAACAAAAACATCTGTATGGGATTTCGATAAACCAACAGCTAACAGAATCCACCCTACAATGAAGCCCGTTGAAATGTGGGAATATGGGATTAAAAACCACACCAATAAAAACGATCTTCTTTATGAGCCGTTTGGAGGATCGGGAACAACCCTGATCGCCTGCGAGAAAAACGATCGCATTTGCTACGGTATGGAG